GCGGTGTCGCGGCTTGAGGCGCGGGACCATCAGATGTACACGGACTGGATCGCGGCCGGGCGGATCACGACATGCCCTGGTGCCGACGTGGATTATAGCTACGTGCGGGATAAAATCTCGTGGGCGGCGGAAACATTCGACTTGCGGGAAGTCTGCTATGATCCCTGGAACGCGCACAAGTTGACCGACGAGTTGGAGAAGGCCGGGATGACGATGGTAAAGACGGCGCAAACTCCATCGGTGCTGAGCGCTGGGACAAAGCATCTCTTGGCCCTCATCTATGGGCACAAGCTCCGCCATGACAACTGCCCGGTTCTCAGATGGCAGGCGAACTGCGCCAGGGTTATTTCGGACTCGAACGACAACATCAAGTTCTGCAAGCCGAAGAACCAGGAAATGAGCCGCCGAATTGACGGAATGGCGGCGCTTGCCAACGCCATGACGCGGGTGGTTGCCGTGCAACGTGATGAACCCTCTTTGTTTTGGGTTCCGGAAGTGGTATAGAGTTTAGATAGGGTTTGTTGCGCCGGGAGGCCGCGCGGGGGTGTAGCTTTTGGGCCTTGCCACTCGGCTAAAGGGCGCATGGCACGCACTCCGCGCGGACGGGTTCACTCCTCCTCCACCGGACAGCGACTGGTGGTATACCACCGCCAATCTAGGCGCTTCGCACGACGCCCTTAGAATGAGCGCGGTACATGCCTGCGCATCTCTCATCGCCCAAACGGTAGCCTGTTTTCCGCGCCACATCTACGAACGGACGCCGGACGGCGGCAAGCGTCTTGCGAGTGACCACCCGGCGTACCGCTGTCTCCACAGTCAGGCCAACGAAGAAACCACGGCTTTCGAGTTCTGGGAGTCCGCGATTCTCCATATGTGCCTAACGGGCAATGCCTATGCGCTGCTCACGATGGACGCGAAGATGAACGTGTCCGAAATGCGGCTGTTGTCGCCGGCCGATGTGACTGTTGAGAGAGAACCGGAAACGGGCCGCAAGTTCTACCGGGTGAGCAAGGGCGCGCCTAAGACCATTTACCTCGACATGGAAGGCGAGATCCTTCACCTTCCGGCTCTCGGGTATGACGGGCTGCGTGGATTCTCGCCGGTGGAGTATGCCGGGCCGACGATCTCCACTAGCTTGCAGGCGGAGAGCTACGCGAAGCAGTTCTTCGACAACTACGCGATGCCTCATACGTGGATGCAGTACCCGGGCACCCTCTCCGTGCAGCAGAAGGAGATGGTGTACGAGCAGTTGAAGAAGCGGCAAGGCGTCGCGGCGGGTAAAGCTCACGCGCCGTTCGTGGTGGACGGTGGCGCTTCGATCCACTCCATCAACGTGGACCATCAGGCCATGCAGTTTGAGCAGATCCGCCGGTTCCTGGTCGAGGAAGTGGCGCGGCGGTACCGGGTACCGCTTCACATGATCCAGTCGATGGTAGCGGCCACGCACAACAACATCGAACACGAAGGACTGGCCGTCAAGCAGTACACCTTTCAGCCGTGGGTGTCGCGGATTGAATCGCGGCTCAATATGTCTTTGTTCGGCCCACGGGAGCGTGACAGGTACTTCGCTGAGTTCAACATGGACGGCCTGCTGAGGGCTGATTCCGCGGCGCGCGCGGCATTCTACGCGGCCATGCGAAGTGGTGGGTTACTGTCGAGCAACGAGGTTCGCGCGAAAGAAAACATGTCGCCGATCAGCGCGGAACAGGGCGGCGACGAGTACTTCATCCAGGGGGCCATGATGCCAATGTCGAAAGCCATGCAGGGGGTGCAGCCGTGACAGAACAATACCTACTGGCGACGATGAAGCCGGAGAAGACCGGCGAACGCATCGCTGAGGTGACATGGTATTCGGGGGCGTCCGTTTCCCGTTATGACTGGAACCGCGACGAGGAGTACGAGCTTTCGTTCGATCTGTCCGGCGCGGACCTTTCACGCTTGAACAGCGGATCCGCGCCTATTTTGCTAGACCACTGGCCATCGGTCGAAAACACTGTTGGAGTGATCCAGAAGGCATGGGTGGAGAACGGGGCGGGCATGGCCACGGTTCGCTTCACCGAACGTGAAACGTTCAAGCCGATCTGGGACGATATGCTCGCCGGGATCATCGGGAACGTGTCCATGGGTGTCAGTGTCCGCCGGATGGAACGGGTAGACAAGAAGAACGACCCGAAGAAGAAGTACATGGCGATGGAGTGGGAGCCGCGGGAAGTTTCCCTTGTCGCCATTGGTGCGGATCCGAACGCGCGGGCCAAGGTGCAGTTGGCCTATGAGTCGCGGGCAGAGTTCCTCCGCGCCACCGCCGGTATGATGTTGCGCCCGGAGTCTGCCGGGCGTCAGGAGTTTGCAGCACGAGCAGAGGCGATCATCCGCGCCGAGCGGATGAATCGTAGCCTGAAGACGACGCTGGGAAGCGTAGCAAGGGTGAAGTAATGCGTAAAAAGCAACTGAAAGAACGCCTTGAGACGTTGCGGACCCAGAACGACAAGCGTCTGGAGGCCCTCCGCGACGAAAGCAAGGCGGATGAAAGCAACGACCCCAGGGTATTGCTGAGCGAGATCACCGAGGCCGAAAAGGAAATCAGCGCCATCACCGAACAGTTGGCGGCGATTGATGCACTGGAAGCCAAGGCGCAAAAGCACGTGGAGTCTAAGCCGCGCGCGGCCGCTACGGCCCACAATCTGGCCGAAGATCGCCCGTGGGGCGGCGGCGGGATGACTCCGTTGGCTGACTTCCTGTGCTCGGTGAAACTGGCTGAAGACCGGCGCCGTTCGGGTGACATGGACCCGCGCCTGTTCCAGTTGGCCCCGCAGGGCATCAATGAGAGCGTCGCGACCGAAGGCGGATTCCTTGTCCCGATCGACATGGAGAACGACCTGCGCGAGCGCGGGCTGTACACCAGCCAGATCGCTCCCCGGTGCGCGCGGCGCAACCTTACCGGGAACACGATCAGGATCAACGGCATCAACGAAACCAGCCGGGTTGACGGCAGCAGGTTCGGCGGCGTCCGCGCATACTGGCAGGGCGAAGCGCAGGCCGCTACTGCGACCAAGCCGACCTTCGACCAGATCAACTTGGAGTTGAAGAAGCTGACGGCCATGGTGTATGTCACTGAAGAGCAGCTTCAGGACACCGCCTTCATGGCGTCCGAGGTTGCGGATTTGGTTCCCCAGGAGCTGGCCTTTGCTCTCGACAACGCCATCATCAACGGCACCGGTGCGGGGCAGCCTCTCGGCATCCTGAATGCGACGGCCCTCGCGTCGCAGGCGAAGGAATCCGGGCAGACGGCTACCACGGTGGTGTTTGCCAACGTTGCCAAGATGATGGGGCGTATGGTTGCCGGGTCTCTCGGTAACGCCGTGTGGCTCATCAATCAGGATGTGATGCCGCATCTCATCACCATGGCCAGCGCTGCGACCTCGGCGGCTATCCCGGTCTTTCTGCCGGGCGGGAACATCTCCGGTGCTCCATTCGGTACCCTGTTCGGGCGCCCGGTGATCCCGGTGGAGCAGTGCCAGACTATCGGGACGAAGGGCGACATCCTCCTGGTCGATCTGAGCAAGTACATTCTGGCGATGAAGGCCAGCGGTGTTGATCAGAAGTCGTCGATGCACGTTCGCTTCGCCGAAGGTGAGCTGGCGTATCGCTTTGTTATGCGTGTCGATGGACAGCCGCGCTGGCGGTCTGCCCTCACGCCGAAGAACGGATCCAACACCCAGAGCCCGTTTGTGTCTCTGGACACCAGGTCGTAAAAGGGAGAACAAAATGATTCCTCAGTTTCTGAAACCGGTTGAAGCCCTCGCCCCCGCTGCTGATGCGGCGGGGCGCACGGGCGATTACATTTCGCTTAAGAACGTCCATTGCGTCTTCGTGGTGGTTCACATCACCCAGGGCAACGCGGCGACAGTGGCACTGACACTGGAGCAGGCCACTGACGTATCCGGCACGGGGTCGAAGGCGATCACCGTTACGGTGCCGATCTGGGCGAACCAGGACACCGCCACGTCTGACACCAACACGCGGCAGACGGACGCCGTAAGCTTCACTACGTCGGCGGCCGTCAAAAACAAGCTGATCGTCTTCAAGGTCGATCCCGAGTTCCTCGACCAAGCGAACAGTTTTGATTGCCTCACGGTGAAGACCGGCGCATCGAATGCGGCCAATATCACGCAGGCGATGTACTACGTATCGCAGCGGTACGCGGCCGATCCGGCGCCCACGTCGATCACCGACTAACCAGAAGTCCATGTACCCGAGCATTGAGATTGTCTCGGCGGCGGCATCGTACCCGGTGACCGTCGCCGAGATCAAGAAACAAGCGGCCATCGACCACAGCGAGGACGACGATTACATCACGTCCTTGCTGGCGGCGGCGACGGAGTACGTGGAGCAAGCTACCGGGCGCGCGCTCATCACGCGGACCCTGGACGTGCGTTACACCGGCTGGCCATGCGGGGATCGCTTGATCCTCCCGGTCCCCCCGTGCCAGTCGGTGACGCACGTAAAGTACACCGATTCGACAGAATCCGAAAGCACATGGGCGAGTACCAACTACATCGTTGCTCATGACTTCACGGCGCCGGTGTTGTCGCCTTACCCGCGCAACGCCGAGATTGTTCTGAAGTGGTCCTACTCGTGGCCGACGGCCACGTTGTCGCCATCGTGGCCAATCGTGGCGCGGATTGTGGCCGGGTACGGTTCGGCGTCCGCCGTTCCGGAACCGTTCAAGCATGCCATCAA